AATGGAACCCATCCTGAGTTTACTCATGATGCTGTGAAGGATATCCTTGCCCATGATACCAAGCTTATTGTTGATTACAATAAGCGAGATATTGATGGAAGTTATTATGTAGTTGATGATTTAACACAATGTGCTAAATATGTTGTTACTAGTCACTACATTAATAAAGGTGAAAGAGCTTTTCTACGCCGTACCCGGCCTTACATTCAATTGAAAGCCGGTTTACAGCAACGCTATCACCCACACCCAATCCTTAATTTGGAAAGGGAAGAAGCTGAAGAGGAAGCAGTGCAGCTCGTTAATGAGTTTGCTAGAGGTAAACTTCCTAAAGACCAATCACAACGAATTCAAATAGTTGATGTAGATGGTAATGCCAGCAGACATCGGAGACATCGTAGAAATAATGTCTGGTGTTGCAATCCTCTTAAAACCGGAGAGTCTTATACTCGTAATTTCTTACAAGCTACCAATATTAACAAATTAAGATGTAATCACCATGCCACTCGTTGTCAATGTGTTGATCCACACGCTTACATTAGTATTGATTCAATTTATTATTTAAATCCAAATCAAATAGCTTTTCTTTGTTTGAAATCAAAGTTTTCTCTCTTCGTTGCTGTTGCACATCAATTTGATGATGCATATGGTTCCTTTGCCAATGGTGAGGCAACGTATCAATTAATTGATTACGATACTGTTTCGATGACAGTTAACGGGAATCTTAAACCGTATGTACACAGTTCTATGGTTTGGTTGAAATCTGGTAGTCATGTAGTTCCCCAATCGTTTTGGGATGAAATAGGCCAAAAAGGGCCATCTTCTCCAGTTTCTTTAGTTTGGACAAAACACCATACCATAGGTGAACACCATCTTTACTTCTTTACAGTTGTAAATGCTGTTGTACCTCCATCTCTACCACCTTCTTGTTCTTTTACTTCCGCGTTGAAGGACATGACTTATTATGGTGGAGTTTTATCTGGTGCTTTCAATGAGCCCGATATCAATTTACCTGGTGACATCCTTTCTATACCAAACACAAAGTTGTATTCTTTTGGTCCTTGGATGTTTGTTTATCAAAAACAATTAAACACCACCCTTTACGCC